TAAATCTCATACATTTCACAAAGCTTTACAACATTAACCAGTTGACCCGCAATCTTATCAAGTTTATAAAGTTTTATGATGAGTACTTTACTATTTTTTCCGGTCTTATAAAGTAAGAAACCCCACAGGTTCTCTGCAGGGTTTTATAAATTATATAGGGTATGTTCTATAGGTATTCACCGGGGGGGCATACAAGTATATTGTACACTTTTTTACAGCTTTTGTCAAGTACTTTTGTGTGAATTGTTAAATATATTTTATAACACTTGACAAACTTGCAAAGTATCCTTATAATATAAAAGTATGTCTTACTTAACAGAAACCAAGAAAAGAAACTTAACTGAAAAACAACAATCATTCTTAGATAATATAGTTGCCACTGAAGGTGACTTTAAAAAATCTGCAGAATTAGCTGGATACTCAGGCAATCACTATCAAATATTGAAATCTCTTAAACAGGAAGTAGTAGATTTAGCCTCGGATGTACTTGCTCGTTCTGCACCGAAAGCAGCGTTTAAGTTGATAGAGATGGTTGAATCAGATAGACCTGTACCTCAAGCTAGTCAAAAGTTAGCTGCAGCTCAAACTATCTTAGATAGAGTAGGTGTTAGCAAGACTGATAGAGTTGAGGTTAATCATAATGTGCAGGGCGGGATTTTTGTTTTACCAGCCAAGGATGAGGTAATAATAGAGAGTAATGACTATGAAAATATTTCTAACGGAGATGACTAAAGACGGGATAACCCATCCCGGTCCTAATATAATAGCCGAAAGTGTTGAAGAAGCGAAAGCTGCTGCTGAATCTAACAACTTAATTTTGTTAGGTGAGTTCAAAGAAATATTTATACATAATGATTTAATGTCTTATTTAGACGAACAACTAAGCGACAAAGTATTACACTAATATGGCACACGAGAATAGAAAAAAAGCTTTACTAAAAAAGCATAACTTAGCCGGAGTTAACAAGCCTAAAAAAACTCCTACTCATAAAACTAAATCACACATGGTATTAGCTCAAGACGGACATACTTTAAAACTCATAAGGTTTGGACAACAAGGAGCTAGTACTGCTGGTAAACCAAAAGCAGGAGAATCTGAAAGAATAAAGAACAAACGTAAAAGTTTTAAAGCTCGTCATAGTAAAAACATTGCCAAAGGCAAAATGTCGGCTGCTTATTGGGCTAACAAGGTAAAATGGTAAAGCTATGCCACAACTAGGAAGCGATGAAAAACCTTTAAAGCTAACTCCTAATCGTATAGGAAAAGGTTCTAGAGTTAGACCTTCAGCAGTTTCAAGACAAGAGTTTGCTGATAACTGGGATAAAATATTTAACAAAAAGAAAAACAATGCCAAAACCAAATAAAAAGAAAAGTAAATCTAAAGTAAACGAAGCAGGTAACTACACAAAACCTGCTATGCGTAAAAGATTATTTAATAAAATTAAAGCTGGAACAAAGGGTGGTAGAGCTGGTCAATGGTCAGCTCGTAAAGCTCAGATGTTAGCTAAACAATATAAAGCTGCCGGTGGTGGCTATAAATCATAACGGAGTATAATATGCAAGAAATAGCAATATTAATTATAGTAACAATAGTAATTGGTGTTCTTATTAGAGATAAGAAACCAAAGCTATATGAAAAAATAAAAACTAATTTAAAAAACTGGCACAAAGAGTAGTAACTATTGAAAGCTAAAGAAGATATAAATGATATATTATTGCGTAGACCTTTGCTCTATGCAGTAATTTTACCATCCTGTATGTCTATCATACCGGCTACTTTAGCAGTAGCAGTTATTTATTTTTTACAACGATAGCATGGCATTAAAAGATTCACAAAGAAGTCTTAGGTCTTGGACTAAACAGAAATGGCGAACTAAGTCTGGCAAAAAATCAGCTGAGACTGGAGAACGCTATCTACCTGAAAAAGCTATTAAGTCTTTAAGTGCTGCAGAATATGCAGCTACTACTGCAAAGAAAAGAGAAGATACTAAAAAGGGTAAGCAATTTTCTAAACAACCAGATAAAGTTTCTAAAAAAACTAAAAAATATAGAACAGTATGAACATGTTACCTGATGGTTATAAAAAAAGAACTACTTCAACTATACCTTTTGGGTATGAGTTTGATGACAAGACTGGTTATTTAAAACCTATTGAAGAAGAATTAGAAGCTTTACTAACTGTAGAGAATATGATAATTAACGAAGAAGTATCTTTACAAGCTGCTGTTGACTGGTTAGAGTTTTCGACAGGTCGTAAAATTTCTACACCGGGTTTGAAAAAACATATAGATAAAAAGTATGGACCAAGAATTGAAAGATTGGGAAGAGAATCCTCATCTCTACTTGCAAGATAACGAAGGTAACTTTGTTTTAAAAAAAGATGGTACTCCTCGTAAAAAAGGTGGTAGACCTAATACTCGTGACCAAGCTAAGTTAGCTGCTCAACGAACTATAACTCGCAAACAAAAAAACATTCAAAAACTTGAAAGCAAACTTAAAAATGCTAAACAATCTTTTAAAAAACAAAAAGATACTTTACAAGATTTAAGTGGTTCAGAAAAAAACCTTACAGTCTCTGAAGACTTAAACAGTCTTCCACAAGCTGTACAAAAAGATTTACAAGATGCTAATGTCTTGTTCTCAGCTAACGATGGACCACAAACAGATTTCTTAGCTGCAGACGAGAAAGATGTTCTTTACGGTGGTGCAGCAGGTGGTGGAAAATCATACGCAATGTTGGTTGACCCACTAAGGTATGCTCATCGTAAAGCTCATAGGGCTTTAATAATAAGAAGGTCTATGCCAGAACTTAGAGAGATGATAGATAAGTCTCGTGAGTTATATCCTCAAGCATTTCCGGGTGCAAAATTTAGAGAAGTAGAAAAACTTTGGAACTTTCCAAGCGGTGCAAAGATAGAGTTTGGTTTCCTTGAACGAGATGCTGATGTGTATAGATATCAAGGACAAGCATATAGTTGGATAGGTTTTGATGAGATTACTCATTTACCTACAGAATTTAGTTGGAACTATTTAGCTTCTCGTCTTAGAACAACTGACCCAGAAATAAAAACTTATCTTAGATGTACAGCAAACCCCGGAGGGGTTGGGTCGCATTGGGTAAAGAAAAGATATATAGAACCAGCTGAACACAATCAAAGTTTCTTAGGACAAGACGGATTAACTAGAAAATTTATTCCGGCAAAGTTAGCAGATAATCCATACTTATCTGATGATGGAGTATACGAGCAAATGTTAAATTCGTTACCTCCTATACAAAGAAGACAACTACTAGAAGGTAATTGGGATGTAGCTGAAGGAGCAGCTTTTGTTGAGTTTGACCCTGAAGTGCATATAATACCTCCATTTGAGATACCTTTAGTGTGGGAAAGAACAAAAGGAGTAGACTATGGTTATGCTGCAGAGAGCTGTTGTTTGTGGGGAACTATAGATGTAAATGATAATACTTTAATAATATATAGAGAATTATATAAAAAAGGCTTGACAGGAGAAGAATTAGGCAGTATAATAACTGATATGGAGATGGTAGACCCATTTTCCGTAACTGGTGTATTAGATACTGCAGCATGGGCTAGAACAGGAACTACTGGTCCAACTGTCGGTGAAGCTTTATTACGAGCTGGTCATAAGTTAAGACGAGCTGATAAAAATAGAGTACAAGGTAAAATCCAAATGCACGAGTATTTAAAGGTTCGAGAAAATGGTAGACCTAAGTTACAGATATTTAATACTTGTCCTAACTTAATAAGAGAATTACAAAGTATACCGTTATCAAAAACTAATCCTGAAGATGTTGATACTAACGCTTCAGACCACGCATATGATGCGTTAAGGTATCTTATAATGGGTAGACCTAGAATGGAAAACCCTTTAGAAAGATTACGAGGTTTTAAACGAGACATGTTTAAACCTGCAGATAGTAAATTTGGTTATTGATATGAAAAATAAAAGATTAAAATTTAATAGTGGAGAGTTAGTTTATTATAAAGATTTTGATAAATTAAATACACAAACTAAATTTAGTACTGATAAGTACGGAAAAGTTGATTATAATATTAATACCGGTACAAATCAAACTAGATTTAATATGAATAAAACTGGCAAAGATAAAACTTTTAATGTAACTACAAAATTAAAAAAAAATAAATCTTTAGATTTTGAAAAGTCTGGACCAGAATACAAAATTACATTAACTAAAAGATTTTAAAAAGAGAAAGACTATGAATATAAATGCTAGAAGAGTTATTAGAATAACACCGACTGTTACCGGAGTTCAGTATGCAAACAATGATATTTTGTTTGGTACAACTGAAATACCTTTAGCTGTTGGTAAACCCGGAGAATGTTCTAAGCTTGTATCAGCTATGATTATTTCTAAATCTAATGATGTATTTGATGGAGAGCTTTTCTTTTGTCAAGTAAATCAATCTGTAGGAACTGTAAATGCAGCAAGGAATATATCTGATGCTGATTTTGCAGCAGCTAAAGTAATGGGAACTTTAACACTTGATGGCTCTGCTGATGACTACAACTATGGTGGTGGTCGTATTATGAGATTTGATAGAAACCAAGAAGGTTTTGCTGAGACTGCTGGTGATGATGTAACTAAAGCAAGATTCCCTATCTTATTACAAGCAGCTGCTGGAAGTACAAGTGTATATTGTTTCTTCTTACTTGCAGGAACAGATGTTACACCTTCACTTTCAGTTGGTGATTTAGAATTAGTACTTGGTGTAGAGTATTAATTAAAATGGCAGAAAACGAAAATACATTTTTAACAGCTGACAACATCTACGAAGAAGTAGAAGGAGAGGCTGGTAAAGCTTTAACTTTAGAAGAGTCACAAGAAATAAATCTTGTAGGCATAATAAAAAGTCGTTATGCTTTAGCAGAAACAGCTAGAGATTCTGATGAGAGAAGATGGCTACAAGCTTACGAAAACTATAGAGGACTTTACAATAAAGGAGTAAAGTTTAGAGAATCTGAAAAATCTAGAGTATTTGTTAAAGTAACTAAAACAAAAGTCTTAGCAGCTTTTGGACAATTAGTTGATGTTATATTTGGTACAGGTAAATTTCCGATAGGAATTTCGGAAACAAACATGCCAGAAGGTGAAAAAGAAAATGCTTACCTTGATGCTAATAATCCTACAGTAGGAATAGAATCAAGTATACCTGATAATATTGGTAATAGATTACAAGACCCTATAGTAGAAAATCCATATGATGTAGGTTATGAAGGAGATGGTAGAGTTTTAAAAGCTGGTGCTACTTATGGTACTGGTATGTTTGAAGAAACTATTGAGAATCAATTAGCAGAACAAGGATTACTAGCAGAAGGTACATCACCATTACCACAAATTCCAGAAATATCTCCAGCTCAAAAAGCTGCAAGAAGAATGGAAAAGCTAGTACACGACCAGATAGAAGAATCTAATGGTTCAGCTGAAATAAGAAACGCTTTACTTGAATCAGCTTTACTAGGTACAGGAATTGTTAAAGGACCATTTAATTTTAATAAAAGATTAAATCAATGGACTACTAATCAGAATGGTGAAAGAGAATATAATCCTCTTGAAGTTAGAGTACCTAGAATAGAATTTGTAAGTTGTTGGGATTTTTACCCAGACCCTGCAGCTACTAATATAGATGAATGTGAATTTGTAGTTCACAGACATAAAATGAATCGTAGTCAGTTAAGGCAGTTAAGAAACATGCCTTACTTTGATAAGGATGCTATACGAGAATGTATACAAATGGGTCCAAACTACGAAGAAAAAGATTTTGAAAGCCAGTTAAAAGATGACTACAATGTTGATGAGACTTATGCTCCTAACTTTGAAGTGCTTGAATATTGGGGAATAATGGATGCAGAGTATGCTAGACAAGTTGGTATAGACTTACCAGACTCTGTAGATGATTTAGATGAGGTACAAATAAACGCTTGGGTATCAGGTAGTAAATTATTACGAGCAGTAATAAATCCTTTTACACCATATCGTATACCTTATAACGCATTCCCTTACGAAAGAAATCCTTATAATTTCTTTGGTATTGGAGTGGCTGAGAATATGGATGATTCTCAACAGATTATGAATGGTCATGCAAGAATGGCTATTGATAATTTAGCAATGGCTGGTTCATTAGTATTTGATGTTGATGAATCTGCTTTAGTTGGTGGTCAAAATATGGAAATATACCCCGGCAAAATATTTAGAAGACAAGCAGGAATGCCGGGTCAATCTATATATGGTCTTAAGTTTCCAAACACAGCACCTGAAAATATGATGATGTTTGATAGATTTAGACAACTTGCTGATGAGCAAACAGGAATACCTAGTTATTCTCACGGACAAACAGGAGTACAAAGTATGACACGAACTGCTTCTGGTATGTCAATGTTACTAGGTGCAGCAAGTTTAAATATTAAAACAGTCATTAAGAATCTTGATGACTTTTTATTAAAGCCACTAGGAGAGTCTTACTTCCAATGGAACATGCAGTTCTTTGAAGGTGACATAGATGTGGTAGGTGATTTAGAAGTTAAAGCAACTGGAACTAATAGTTTAATGCAAAAAGAAGTTAGAAGTCAAAGACTTACAATGTTCTTACAAACTGCACAAAACCCAACTATTGCACCATTTGTTAAAGTTTCTAAATTAGTTAGTGAACTTGCCTACAGCTTAGATTTAGACCCAGATGAAATTCTGAATGACCCTGAAGAAGCTGCAATGATGGCACAAATTATAGGAATGCAAAATGCTCAACAAACAACAGGCGAAGAAACTCAACCCAATAGTCAACAACCAGCAGGTATGGGTGCAGCTGGAGGAATACCTCAAGGACCTCAAGACCTTGGAGTTACAGGCACTGGCGGTGGCAACATCGGAATCGGAAATGTTCCGGTTGCAGGGGAGAGTAGCTTCTCTGGCACGATTGATAACACTACCGCAGCAAGTTAAAGAAGCACTTACAAGATTAGAGGAATAATATTATGGCTAAAAAGAAATTAAAAAAAGTTATAAAAGGTTTAAAAAAAGCTAGTAATACACATGCGGAACAAGCAAAAACATTAGAATCTATAAAGCTTAATAAAGGTGGTTTATTAGATGAAGATGAAAAACGTATGGGTTATGCTGACGGAGAAGAAGTAAGTATTTCTGAAAAAAGAACTAATGCTTTTATTAATAAAGAAATATCTAATATAAAAGAATATGGAAAAGATTATTTTGATTCTGGAACAGGTTTTCTTTCTAATTTAAAAATATCTCTAGGTGATTCTGGAAAAGGCAAAAGAGTTGTAAATGAAATTATGAAAGTTAATAAAGGAATGTCAAAAGAAGAAGCAATAGAAAAAGTTAATAAAGCTTTTGAAAAAGCAGGACTTGACAATAGAGTAGGTAAATTAACAGGTGGTCAAGTTAAATTAGATGCAGATAAAGATGGTGAATTAACTGCTGATGATTTTGAAGCTCTTAGAGAAAGAACACAAAAACAAATGGGTGGCATGATGGAAGGTATGCCTCTAGATAATGAAGAAGAAATGCAAGACCCTATGTCTGATAAAACTGAATCAGAAAAAATGCAAGAAGAATTAGAACCTCTTCCAGAAGAACCTATGGAAGACCCTATGATGTCAGAAGAATCTAAAATGGATTCTGATGATGTAATGGAAGATAAGTATTTAGATTTTGTAATAAATCAAGCACTCTCAGAAGAAGAAGAAGAAATGCTTATGAACGAATTAGAAAACAACCCACAACTTAGTCTACTATTTGACAAGGTTATGGATGTTGCACAAGAATTTTCAGGGTCTGGTCCTGTAGAAGGACCGGGCTCAGAAGTCTCCGACAGTATACCTGCAAGGTTATCTGACGGTGAGTTTGTTTTTACTGCTAAAGCTGTAGAAGAAATCGGAGCAGACACTTTAATGTCTATGATGAAAGAAGCTGAAGTTAAAGCAGATGAAAGACAAGCAGTCGCAAATGGTGGAACTGTTACAACTACTGTTAGGCAAGAAGAAGATGATTATGACTTTGGGGCTGACCCAGAAGAACAAGAACTTCGTAATGCTGCATTAAATGAACAGATGAGAAATCTTAATCCAAGATTGCGATAAACTACGATAGAGCTACCCTAAGATATTAGGCACTCTATTACTTATAAAAACCGAAAGGCTACCTTTACAAACAAGCCCTCTAGTCGACATAGAGCTACCTTGTAGAAAAAGCCCCAATTAGGAGGATAGAAAATGACTGAAGAAGTCTTAAAAGAGGAACAAGCAAATCCTTATAACCAAAAAAAAGCTTGGCATACTGGTGAAGATAAACCTTTTAAATCTAGTAATGAGATGTTTTTTGAAGAGCCATCAAATGAAGTTGACGAAAGTGACGAAATTGAAATGGCTAAACAGGAAGAAGTAATAGAACAAAGTAATACTCCTTATAAAAAACCTGATTACAAAAAGCGTTACGATGATTTAAAAAGACATTATGATAGTAAACTTAATGAATTTAAGTCTAGGGAAGAAGAGTTATTAGATGAAGCTACTAAAAATAGAACTGAATATAAAGCTCCTAAAACCGAAGAAGAACTTGAAGAATTTAAAAACTCATATCCTGATGTTTATGAAGTTGTTGAAACTGTTGCACATCTACAAAGTGAATCTAAGGCAAAAGTTCTAGAAGAACGTCTTAGTAAACTCCAAGAAAGAGAACAACAAATAGTTCAACAAGAATCAGAAAAAAGGTTAATGGAAAACCATCCTGACTTTGATGATATCAGAAACAGCGATGACTTTCATGCATGGGCAAAAGAGCAACCTGAAGCTATCCAAGATTGGATATATAAGAATGCTAACGATGCCGACTTAGCTAGTAGAGCTATAGATTTGTTTAAAAAGGATATAGGTTTAGATACTCCGAAAAAGAAAAGGTCATCTTCTAAAAAGACTAGTTCTGCTGCGGATATGGTTTCAACTAAAACAACAAGTGTTGAACCAACGCAAGAGAAAATATGGTCTGAAAAGGAGATTGCTGCAATGAGTATGGCTGAATTTGATAAGTACGAAAGTGAAATCAGTGAGGCTATGCAACAAGGCAGAATCATTAAATAAACTATAAAACACAGGAGAATATCCCATGGCTCAATTTTTTGAACCCTCAACGGATACTAATGCTAACTTTGCAAACTCTGTAAGTGGACAAACTAATAGTTTTTTCCTACCTTCAATTTATTCTAAAAAGGTTTTAAACTTTTTCAGAAAATCTTCGGTAGTTGAAGCTATTACTAACACTGATTACGCTGGAGAAATATCAGCGTTTGGAGACTCTGTAAAGATTATCAAGGAGCCAGTAATTTCTGTATCAGCGTATACTAGAAATACTGACACAACTGAAACTAAACTAACAGATGCTGAACTATCTTTAGTAGTTGACCAAGCTAATGCTTTCAAATTCATCGTTGATGATATTGAAACTAATATGTCTCACGTTAACTTTAAAGAAGTTGCTACTTCATCAGCTGCTTATGCTCTTAAAGATGCATACGATGCTGCTGTTATAGCTGAAATGTTTGCTGGAGTTTCTTCATCATCACCTGACCATATATTAGGTTCTGACAGTGCTACTGATTTAGCAGCTGGAACTTTTGATGGAACTGGTAACTTAGACATAGGTTTTGGTTCTAGTGAACATGACCCTCTAGATTTAATGGCTAGAATGGCTAGATTATTAGATGAAGCAAACGTACCTGAAGAAGGCAGATGGTTCGTTGCTAGTCCTGACTTCTATGAAGTACTAGGTCAAGCATCTTCTAAATTGTTGTCTGTAGACTTCAATGCAGGTCAAGGCTCAATCAGAAATGGTTTAGTATCAAGTGGTAAACTTCGTGGATTTGATATGTACAAATCAAACAACATTGCTGCAACATCTAATGCTGCTGGTAAAGTTTTGGCTGGACATATGTCATCTACAGCTACTGCACAAACTATTCTTTCAACAGAAGTGTTGAGAGACCCAACTTCGTTTGGTGATATAGTTCGTGGATTGCATGTATACGGAGCAAACGTCTTAAGAGACGATGCTTTAGTTTCTGCATTCTATGGTATTGACTAATACTAAATTTGGGGAGGTCTTCGGACCTCTCCTTTTTTTATAATTAAAAGGAAAATAAAATGATGTACGGAAAAGATAAAAAGAAAAAAATGATGAAAGGCGGAATGTCTAAAAAGAAAATGATGTATGGTGGTATGGCTAAAAAGAAAATGATGAAAGGTGGCAGAACTATGTATAGTGCTGGTGGTGACGTTAGTGTAATGCCTGTAGCTAAACCTAATTAATCATGGCTAAAGGAGTTAAACATTACAAAAGAGATGGTACATTACATAAAGGTACTTCTCATAAAATGCCTAACGGAGATTTACATACCAATAAAACTCATACTAAAACAAGTGTAAAATTATTTCATTTTAAAGACTTAAGTAAAAAAGCACAAAAAAAAGCTAAAGGAACAGCATAATGGCTAAAACCTATTTAACATTAACTAATGAAGTACTAAGAGAATTAAATGAAGTAGTACTTACATCATCAAATTTTGCAAGTGCTACAGGAATACAGCAGTTTGTAAAACAAGTTATTAATAAATCTATTAATGATATAGCTAATGAAGAACCTCAATTACCTTTCTTTTCTGCTGGAGTAAGTGGTGGTACTGACCCTTTTTATGGGAATACTACCGTAGCTTCAGTAGCAGGAACAAGATGGTATACTTTAAAAGCAGGAAGCTCAAGTATTATAGATGATTTTGCATCTATAGATTGGGATGATTTTTATATAACAACAATTAATGTTAGTGGGGAAACAGCACCTTTTGTATCTAAAGGATTAAAATTTTTAAGTTTAGCTGATTGGACTAGATATCACAGAGACTCAGAAAATATTGATGATGCAGATTCTCAAAGCTATGGAGAACCTACTTATGTTATTAAATCTCCAGACAATAGAAAGTTTGGTTTAAGTCCAATACCAGATAAAGTTTATAATGTACATTTTTATGCATTTACTAAACCAACAGAATTAAGTGCTTTTGGTGATGTCATAACATTACCAGACCAATATAGTAATCTTATTACAGCTAGAGCTAGATACTATACTTGGCAATTTAAAGAAAGCCCACAACAAGCAGCTTTTGCAATGGATGATTACAAAAGAGGCATGAGACAAATGAAATCAAATTTAATAAATCCTGCTCCTAGAGATATGACAGACGATAGGACTTACTTCTAATGCCAGTATCTCAACCATACGCTATAGCATGTGACGGTGGATTAGACACTAGTGCTAGTCCTTTTGAACTTATTAAACGACCCGGATTTGCCAAAGAGCTAACAAACTTTGAAGTTGATGTTTCAGGTGGCTATAGAAGAATTAATGGCTTTACTGCTTTTGGTGGCAGTAATGCAGCTAGACCTAATAGTTCTAATGCTATTTTAGGTTTACATGTTTATGCTGATGGAGTAATAGCTTCATCAGGAACTAATATTTATTTTAGTTTAGATGGAGTAACTTGGTTACAAATAAATAAAGCTAGTGTAGCTAGTAGTGGAGATAACTTTAGTACCTTTGATGGTCGTAGTGCTTCTGCTAGAACTTCACAAAGCTTTACTCACTTCGTAACTCACGAAGGTGATACACAATATGGTGAAGTAATTATAACTGATGAAGGTTCTGGTGTCAAACCTTTTTATTTTAAAATGACAGGTACAGGAGCATTAAGTAATAGAACTTTTTTTGCTAAAGAAATAACAGTAAGTGGTTCTACCTTTCCTAAGTTTTGTACTGTGCATGATAAACATTTAGTAGTTGCTGGTGCAGCTACAGCTCCAAACACTATTTTTTATAGTGGTACAAATGATATAGATGATTTTAGTTCTACTGGTTCAGGTAGTATTGTACTAGATGACCAAGTAGTAGGTATCAGAAGTTTTAGGGATGATTTAATTATTTTTTGTAGAAATAGTATTTATAAGTTGACAAACATCAATAATAGTAGTACAATAGCTATAGAGCCAATAACACAAAACATTGGTTGTTTAGATGGTAAAAGTATACAAGAGATTGGTGGTGACTTAGTTTTCTTAGCACCAGATGGAATAAGAACATTAGCCGGTACAGTAAGAATTGGTGATGTTGAGTTAGGAACAGTAAGTAGAGCTATACAACCTATTATAAAAAATATAGCAGATGGTATAGGAAGTTTTAATTTAAGTACGATTGTAATAAGAGATAAATCTCAGTATCGTTTATACTATGGTAGTTCTACAACTGGTGATGCTTCACAAGGTATTATAGGAACTCTTAGAACTAATGCACAAGGCTTTACACAGTTTCAATGGTCTGAAACAAGTGGAATAGATGCAAGTGCTGCAGCTACTTCTGGATTTGATTCATCCGGAGTTGAACAATTTTATCATGGTAACTATGCAGGTTTTACATTTAATCATGATGTAGGTGATAGTTTTATTAATGCTTCACAAGCTACAGTAAACATAGATGCTTCTTATGCAACTCCAGATATAGATTATGGAGACTTAGGAACATTAAAAACTTTACAATATGTAAAAGTATCAGCAACTCCAGAAGGAGATGTAGATACTAAAATAAAAGTAATTTATGATTACAATTCACCAAGCACACCACAACCAGAAGCTTATGATATAGACATGTCTAAACCTTCATTATTTGGTACAGCAGTGTTTAATTCATCATTTACTTTTGGAGCACCAACAGAACCAATTACAAGAGTTACACTACAAGGCAGTGGACATACAAACAGTTTTAAAATATTTAGTGATAATCAAAATTCACCATACACAATTAATGGTCTATATATAGACTATGTACCTTCAGGGAGATTATAAAAATGGCACAAACATATACTAGACAAAGTTCGTTTGCAGATGGCGATACTATAACAGCAGCATTATTTAATAATGAATTTAATCAATTAGTTAATGCTTTTGCTTACTCTTCTAGTAGTTCATCTAGTACTGGACACCAACATGACGGAACAGCTGGTGGTGGTGGTAACATTGGTAAGATAGGTGACTTAGACTTTTTAAATAAAATAACAGTTAATGGTAATACTTGGGAGTTCTATGTAGAAGTTTCTAGTGCAGCAGCTAAACAATTAGTTTTACAAGATGGTGCTTTAGTACCAAATGCTGATAGTGATTTAGATTTAGGAACAAGTTCATTATATTTTAAAGATGCTTATATAGATTCAATAACTACTACAGGTAACGTAGCTGTCGGTGGTAATTTAACTGTTACAGGTACTACAACATTTAATGGTGGTACTATTACTATGGGTGATGCTGCTACTGATAATGTAGTCTTTGGAGCTGATGTAGATTCTAACATTATTCCAGATGATGATAATACTTATGACTTAGGTAGTTCTTCACAACAATGGAAAGATATTTATATTGATGGTGTAGCTTATTTAGATGCAATAGACTTTAACGGAACAACAATTACAGCAACAGCTGCTGAACTAAATATATTAGATGGAGTAACATCTACAGCAACTGAATTAAATTTATTAGATGGAGTAACTAGTACTACAGCAGAACTTAATATACTTGATGGTGTTACTTCTACTGCTGCAGAACTTAATATCTTAGACGGTGTTACAAGTACTACAGCAGAACTAAACATCCTTGATGGTGTTACAGCTAGTGCAACTGATATAAACCTTATAGATGGGATAACAAACGGAACAGTAATAGCAAGTAAAGCTATAATTACAGATTCAAATAAAGACATAACTGGAGGTAGAAATATTACTATCTCTGGAGAACTTGATGCAGGTTCGTTAGATGTAAGTGGTGATGCAGATATAGACGGTACACTTGAGACAGATGCACTTTCTATAAATGGTACAGCAGTTACTAGTACTGCAGCAGAACTAAACATACTTGATGGTGTTACCAGCACTGCAGCAGAGTTAAATATTTTAGATGGTGTAACAAGCACTGCAGCAGAGTTAAATATTTTAGATGGTGTTACTGCAAGTGCAACAGACATTAATCTTATAGATGGAATTACAAATGGAACTGTTATAGCTAGTAAAGCTATTATAACAGATTCAAACAAAGATATAACTGGTGGTCGTAACATTACGATTAGTGGTGAGTTAGATGCAGCTACACTTGATATATCAGGTAATGCAGACATAGACGGTACATTAGAAGCTGATGCTATTACTATTGGTGGAGTTACTTTAGCAGAAACTATTTCTGATACTGTAGGTGCTATGGTATCTTCTAATACAGAAACTAATATAACAGTTTCTTATGATGATTCAGACAATACTTTAGACTTTGTAATTGGCACACTTAACCAAGATACAACAGGTTTAGCAGCTACTGCAACAGCA